AGCAAAACCTATACATTTACTAACCATGGATTCTATTCTACCTTTGTACATTCTAGGAGCACATATAGCATAGTTCATTTCTACTTTTGTAGTGTCAGCATAAGGTCTTGTCATATTCTCTGCCATTTTCCACTCTAACAAAGTGTTGTTACCTAATACTTTTGCTCCTGTATATAAAACTTCAATAGTTCTTGATACTCTTTCAAATCCATCGTTCTCTGGTGGATTAAATTGATCGTCTTTTTCTAAAGCTTTTTCTAAACCTTGTGGAGTTTTCTTTATTTTAAATACTTGATTTGAATAAGTTTTATATTCAAAATACATAATCTGAACAGTGTTCTCATCATAATTACCCCAACCAGTAACGTATTGTCTGTTGCCTGGCATTTGTTGTATCTCTAATAATTCTTTTTCACTTATGTTAGGGTATTCTTTTTTAAGTTCTGGTATAGTTATTGATTTAACCTCACCAACATAGTATATATCTTCAAAGTTTGGATCTTCAGTATATGAATAAACCATATAAGCAGGATCAACATAGTCAACTGTAATTCCTTCAGCAGTATTAAAAGCGGTTTTAGTAGCAGCAATACCTAGAACTGTTAAGTCCATGTTAAGTCTACGTCTAGTAAGATCGTATTTGTTTTGAGCTAATACACCTGATATAGTTTCTTCTTCAGCAATTTCAATAGCTTGCTTGTAGCTTAATTGCATGTGTAATTCTAATTCTTCTTCAGTGCCAGGTAAATTTGTAATAGAGCTTTGATATAAGTTTACGCCTAAAGTTGATTGCATCATTTCTAAGTACTCCTTAGATAACATGTCTTCGTATATTTTATTAGCGTACTCTGTTCTTTTCTTTACAGAACTAGGATCTTGAGCGTAAGCTTTAATGTCATAACTTTTTTGAGAGATACCATTAACAACTATATCTACAAACTTAGATAATATCGGTACTGGCTGCCAGTCTAAATTAAGATAAGACAAATCACCATTAATAGATAACTCATCTTTATATTTTTTAGTAGATTGTTCTCCACGAGCATATAATCTTAATTGGTGAAAGTTATTCCAATTAGTTAAATATCTATTACCGTTAGTTCTTCCTTGGTCAAACCATTCGTTTTCAATAGCCATTGCTACTTGGCTACCATAGTCCCATGTAGCTTTTTCTTCATCACTAACTACTTGGCTAGGAAAAGCACTGTTGCTATTTGTGTATATTTTCATTTAACTTATAATTTTTGATATAGTTCCTTTATTGTCGTATTTTCTAATACCTAGATTTACTGGTTCTCTTTTAACCATCGCACTAGGAGCGTATCTATGCTTGTTGCATGCCATTAAAGCTAAACCAGAACTAATAGAAGCATCATGAGAAGTTCTATTATTTATATTAAACCTAGCCCAGTCTTCTAATGTTCTCTGGAAATATACATCTCCATACCCGGTTTCTTTTAGTCCAACAAAATCTTCAATGTAAGTTTCTATTGCTGAAGCGTGAGCTTGCTTTATATCTTCACTTGAATTAGGTATTCCACCTATTTCTCTTTCTGTTACAGATAATTTATTATACTTTTTATCTGGTCTATTCATTGCAAAACCTCTATAGCCTCTACGTTTGAAATAGTAAAGTAATCTAGGTTTATTATTTTCAATTAAAATTGGCATACCATAAAATACGCAAGCCATTAATACATCTTCAAAAAATATCTCAGCAGTCTGTGGACGAGCGATATATTCTAAAAAGAAATGATTTGGAGGCACATCTTCCATGCTAAATTTAGTTAAACCGTGCAAAGATCCATTAGAACCTCTTTTGTCAACCGTACCTGATATATCATATGGATCACATCCAAAAGCACCACAGTGTTCATTGCCAGGATAATATATTCCGTTTTTTATAAATACTTTATTTTGTAAATTAATAGGTGGTACCCATGTTATTAGAAACCTTCCGCTATTATTTGGAACAAATATAACTTTACTATTTTTATCTCCGTTTTCCCATTGAAAACTTCCTTTAGTTACGTTTGTTGTGTTTTTTAAATCTTCATTATAATCTATCTGTTGGTAAATCTTAGTTAGATTAAATAAAGACTCTTTTGACTCATCTCTGAACGCGTGTTTTGTTGTACGTGGAAACTGTCTATAAAATTCATTTAAACCGTCTTGATCATCCCTAAGGCCATCTACTTCATTGTTCCAATATTCTATTACTCCAATGTTGATAGGTAATCCGTGAGGTCCTTGTACTGGTTCTTTCGGCGTATCGAAGACAGGAAATCCGTAAGAATCAATGTATCCTTCGTAGTTCCATTCCATAGGAATGAACAAAGAATAGAGTCCCGAACGAGTCTGTCCGTTGGCGTTTCGTTTAACAACGTTTGAATCTTCATATAATTTTTTGAAATTGTGACCTCCTTTATCTAATGCGTTTGATGTTGATCCCATCATACACTTTCCTATAATTCTTGATCCTAATCTAAGAGTTGTTTTTGTAACTCTCCAATTATTAAGTATATTATTAGGTCTTTCCCATTTACCAGATTCATCATGGACAAGAAGCTTAAGTTTTTCTCCATCGTAAGCATTATCGCCAGTGTTTTTCCAATCTATAGTTGTGTCAAGCCCTGCAAGATCTTCAGTTTTGTCGGTTGAGGTAATACTTCTTCTGGTAAACTTACTAGCCGGAACTCTGTAGGCTAATTCGGTCTTAGGCCTGTCCATACCATCTTGAATAGGTTTAAAAAAGAAAGGATAATTAACAGATATAGGTACTACTTTATCAGTAAACATTTTCTTAGCATCGGCACCAGATTTAGATAAAATACCAAAACGTGCATCAGTTGATATAGTTGCTAAGTTGACACATTCGCCAGATGCCATAAATGAAAAACCAGAACGTCTATTTTTAAGATAGCACATACCATAACATCTGTAATCCGCAAGAACTGCTGCCCAGAATATAAAAAAGATTCTATTAGCCTCTCTAAAATCTGGTTGACCTACATCAATCTTCGACCATTGTAAATACATGTAATGAGTACCTGTAATATAAGTAGGTATATTTTTATTTATATACCAAAAACCTTCTTCACGGCGTTTAAACTCATTGTCAATATAATCGTAGTATTTTTCTTTAAAGTCTTCAGGATATTCTCTCCAATCAAATACTGTTTTTATTCTTTTCAATACTTTAGGATAATCAAATAACGTCCATTTATTTTCTTTGAACTTATGAACGTCTTCAGCTTTAGGTAAAGCTATTTTTAGGTTTTGTATTTCATACACTTCTCCAATTTGGCCAGTTCTAGATATAACAACCATATCATGGTCTTTGTTGTATCCATACTCCCACTTCTTATACCTATTCATTCTGTTTAAAATCTTAGGCTTAACGTAATTGGGTAATATCTTATATAAGGTTTGAGCGTACATTATTTAGATCTTCCTTCAGCAAAACCACGAAATGTAGTTTCTTTTTTAACTTCCTTAGGTTTATCTTCTAATAAATCTTGCTCGGCTACAATACGATTTAATATTTCAAAAGCATCGAATATAGCTAATTTTTTTGTGGCTGCAGCATTTTTAAGTCTGTCAGCTGATATATCATCGTCTGAATCTACAATAGCTTCTTTAGCAACTTTAATAAGTTCCTCAACTGCTACATGCCCAGCTTGGATTATATTCTTCTTCGTTTCCTTCGTGTTCATACTTTATAACAATATCATTTGATTTCATACAATAAAGACGTTGATCGTCTATAATAAATTCCCATTCACCGTTAGGCGTATAGCCTACGACATCTCCTTCGTTGATTCCTAGCGCTTCTAAAGAGCTATTACCTATTTTTAGTATACCAATAAGTTTTCTTTCTTTATCAGACGTTAAATAGCTGTCATTTTTTAATGGCATTATAAAACATCTTTCATTAAAAGACTTCCATTGTTTATTGTTTTTATATAAATAAACTTGATCTATTTGGCAGAAGTATAAGTTGTCATGAAAGAAAGATCTACTTTTTTTTCTTTTACCTTTCATATCGTAAAAGGTTCTAAACACATTATGATGCATAACTATAATAT